GTGAACATCAAGATCATTCAAAGGCAGTGCGGCGGCACCGAATTTCTGTCCCAGCCGCACCGCCTGCACCTCGGTGCACAGAACGCTGCCGGTGTGGACGAGCTGTGCTTCACGCTGCCGAAAGCATGGGCCGGGTGCACCGTTGCGCTCTACCTGCGCCGCAGCGACGGCACCCTGCTGGCACCGGTCTCACTAGACACGCAGCACTGCGTCACCGTGGACCGCCGCCTGACCGGAAGCACCGGCGGACAGTGGATGCTGGCAGCCATCGATGCCAGCGGCTACGCCGCCTATACCCGGCCCGGCAGCTACGACACCTACGCCATCCTGCCCACCGACGGCGGCGCGGAAGAGCTGCCGCCCTCGCAGTATGAGCAGTTCGTGGCGCGTGTGCTGGAAAGTGCCAGTACCGCTTCCACCGCCGCGCAGCGTGCCGCAGCCAGTGCTGCAAGCACGGCATCCAATGCGGCACAGGCCCAGACCGCGGCACAGCGCACCAGCGCCGACAGTGCCGCTGCATCCCGCTGTGCAGCCCGTGCCGAGGCTGCTGCCGCACGGGCAGAGGAGCTGGTGCCCACCGACGGTCAGGTAGTGAGCGTGAACGGCAAAAGCGGCATCGTAAAACTGACGGCGCAGGATGTGGGGGCGCTTCCCTGCCCGGCAGTTCCGGTCTCCGGCCAGCTGCTTCGGGTGCTGAGCGTGGACCCCAACACCGGGGCCGTGTTGACCGATACTGCCGCCATGCCGGATCTGTCGCCCTATCTGCGCAGCAGCACGGTGCCCACGGCTTCGGCCCCCGGCGCAGTGCGGGTGGACCCCGCCTGCGGCATCAACGTGCGCAGCGACGGAACCCTGATCATCGCACCAGCTGCCCGCGAACAGCTGGACAGCATGACGGATGCACTTCTGCCGCTGACCGCAGCCCTGCTGCCTTATGGCGTGAAGAAGGCTCTGACCACCGCCGCAGCCGCCGGGGAATGGACCGCTGCCGAAAAGGCAAACGCCCTGCGCACCTTCGGTGCCGATTTTTCTTCCTATTATACAAAGGAAGATGTCGATGCTCTGCTGGCCGCACCCAGCTCCGCTGCCTACCCGGTGGGCAGCATCTACCAGAGCACCGACCCCACCAGTCCCGCCGCCCTGTTTGGCGGCACATGGGAGCAGATCGCATCCGACCGCGTGCTGATGGGTGCCAGCAGAAGCCACGCGGCAGGCACAACAGTAAAGGCCGGACTGCCGAACATCACAGGCTCTTTTGTCGCGGATGTAAAAAAGGGTGAACATAAGGTATCCGGCGCATTCACTGCCGGCGATCTGATCGCATCTACGGGCGAATACAATTCCTTTTCTGATGTATATAAGTTCAGTCTGGATGCGTCCAAGTCTAATGCCATCTACGGCCGCAGCGCCACCGTGCAGCCTGCCGCCTACTATGTGCACATCTGGCGGCGCGTGGCCTGAGAAAGGAGGTTTTGAACCATGAAGATCATTGACGAGAACGGTGCAGCCATTGAAAACCCTGACCTGACGCTTGGGTATCTGGTAGACGACACCGAAGAGATCACCCATCCCGCTGTAGAGGGCGTGGAAGAGCAGTGGCACTGGGAGACCGTGACCGAATATCCGAACGGCGGCAGGGATGTGCAGAAGATCATTGACCGCCCCGGCGTTCAGGCGCAGGAGGAATGGGTTGAGAAAGTGCCCATCCAGAAGTACATCCGCTACACCGCCGAGGAACTGGCCGAAATAAAAGAATCTTTACGCACAGAAAAACTAAAAGAGGTTTCTGCTGATTGTGAAAAGGCAATTTATGCAGGTGTCGATGTAATATTTGCAGATGAATCACAAAAACATTTTAGTCTTCAACCTAATGACCAAACTAATATTGACGGTGTTTTTAATGCAATTGTATTGGGTGCAACTGAATACCCTTATCATGCAGACGGAGAACCTTGTAAAATGTATTCTGCCGCCAATATTGTTAGTCTTTATGTTGCTTCAAAGGGCTATATTACTAAACAGACTACGTATAATAATGCCCTTCGACAGTAGATTAGACGCGAAGACGACTCTGATACTTTAAAGAGTATTAAATATGGCGTAGATTTACCTGAAGATTTAAATGAAGACATGAATGAAATTTTAGTAAAGGCTAACGAACAGGTACAGTCTATTGTATCAAAGTTGACCAATCTTGCCCACATTTAATAAGGTGGTTACATGAAAAACAGAATCAAAGAATATCTAAAATGTGCGTTTCTCTTTTTGATAGGAGGAGCGCTTTATTATTGCATTGAAATGTTGTGGCGTGGTCATTCACACTGGACGATGGCCGTTGTAGGCGGTACTTGCTTTGTGGTCATCGGCGGTCTGAACAATTATATTCCATGGGAGATGGCGTTGCATAATCAGGCGGTTATTGGTGCATTGTTCGTAACTGCAATGGAACTTGTCGTGGGTATCCCGCTAAACCTGATGCTGGGGTTACATATCTGGGACTACTCTTCCCTACCCTTCAATTTGCTAGGTCAAATCTGCCTGCCGTTTACAGTGTTATAGTTTTTTTTAGCTTTATTATGCATTTTCATCGACGACTGGTTAAGATATATTCTTTTCAAAGAAGAACGTCCACACTATCACTGGTAATAGAAAAGACCCAGAGTTGTTATACTCCAGGTCTTTCCTTTTTATTGTCATTCTCTTCCTGCTCGATGAAGGGATAAGACAATTTTAATATATCACATTGTCGAATTTTGTCAATAGAATCGAGGTGATGAAAGTTAAATGGAAGGGATTCTTGATTTTTGTTTAAATCATCTTGGATCTGTTATGGCTGGCGGCAGCGGTTTGATTGTCGCTGTTATGTCTATTATTCAAGTATCGAAAATCGAAATCAATCCGTAGTCTTGGATAGCCGCCCAATTGGGTAACGCTCTTAACGCTGGAGTGATGAAAGAAATTAAAGATATCAAAGCAGAACTGGAAGAAACTAGAAAGAAGCTTGACGCACACATCGAAGAAGGTGAAGAACGTAAAGCGAATAATTATCGCAGCAGTGTTCTTCGTTTCAATAATGAGCTCGTCAGAGGACTCGGACATACCGAAGAGGACTACGATGAGATTCTTGGAATTATTTTAAAATACAATGAATATTGCAAAACGCACCCCAAGTATAAGAATAATAAGATGCCACATGCTATCAAGAATGTGGAGCGTATGTACGACGAAATGCTTCAAACAAATGGTTTTTTGAAAACAGAAGAATAAAAATCATTAACCCGGTTGGCTCATAGCCTCCGGGTTTTTATTTTGTCAGGAGGTATATTATGATGGATTATATGAATCAGATTATTTCTGTTGTTGTCAAGCTGGTTATCACGGGTGCAGGCACTGCTTTTATCGCTTATGGGATTCCTTACCTGAAGCAGATTGGTATGTACAAGATTGTCCAGATGGCTGTCCGTGCAGCTGAAAAGCTTGGCCTTACCGGAGCGATCAAGAAAGCTGATAAGAAAAAGTACGTTATCACTATTCTGGAGAAGATGGGTGTAAAGGTCACTCCTGTTATTGAGATGATGATTGAAGCTGCCGTTAAAGAGCTGGACATTCAGAACGAAAAAATTGAAACCGAACTCAAGAAAGATTGAAGGTGTGTTTCCATGGGCATTATTACATATTCCATGAAAAAGGACTGGAATAAAAAATTGTCTAAGAATTTCTGCGCTTATGAATTTGCTTGCAATGATAAGAGTGATGAATTCAAGGTGGCAACCGAGCTGGTAGAGACTCTGCAACAGATTCGTGACCACTTTGGCAAACCAGTTCTGATTAGTTCTGCCTACCGTACTCCTGCGTACAATATTTCAATCGGTGGCAGTTCTCGCAGCCAGCATTGTCTGGGTACAGCGGCAGATATTCACATCGCTGGTATCGATCCAATTCGTATTGCACTGTATGTGGCTTCCCTCCCCTACTTTCAGAAGCACGGCGGCATTGGTTATTATAGTCGTGCACAAGTGACAGGCGGTTTCGTTCATGTCGATGTGCGTGAGGCTTCAAGCCGTTGGATTAGTAAGAGCGGTACTGCTTATCATGTCGTGAGTAAAATCATGCCTACAATTCGTCAGGGTTCTAAGGACTGCACTAGTGGCACGTCTTATGCTGTCACTGTGTTGCAGCGACATCTTGGCTTGAAAGTGGATGGTATCTTTGGCGCTGGCACAAAAGCTAAGCTAGTGGAATGGCAGAAAGCACATGGATTGTCGGCTGACGGTATTTGTGGGCCAGCAACTTGGAATTCATTTTAATGGCAGATAACAAGAATACATTGTGCGCAGGAGACAAAATTAAATTAGACGGAGTATTATTTTCAAACAGCCAGACTCATTGCGGTATGCGCCGCCGGGGAGAATGGTTTATCTATGATGGGAAACTAGTCAATGGTCGCTATCGAGTGACAAATCTTGAAAGTCGCATTGGCAAGTATCCAATCTCAGTGAATGTATCGGGCTACGTAGAGCCAAGTGATATTGAACTAGTATAAAAACAGATGGGGTATTGATCCTTAATTGGACCAGTACCCCATTTTTTAGCATTTACTTCTTTTCTGCGTAACTACAGAAATCGTCAGGTTTAGTATATACAGGCGCTGCATTATCTTGTGTAAAGTGGGCACAACTACACAGATTCCCATGTTTATCCCATGCGTTCCAAAGATCGCAGTCCTTACAACAAATCACTTCTATTTTATTCATTTTATTTCCTCCGTCAGCCATTCTTTCCAGCCGTCGATTGTTTGCGGGCAATTATCTTGTTGTGCGACAAGCTCATTTAAGAACGCGGCCAGTTCATTATCTGACATCTCACGGATAGCCTGTGCTTTATTATTTTTACAACCGAATTCATCCCGGCTATGTTTGTGCAGAACGAAGCCGAGAGCGATATCAAGGATTGCTGGATTATTCATAGTTCCACCTTATGAATTACAACAGGCGTATCATCCGTGTTTGTTGCAACCGTCATAGGTGATAGCCATTTTAAAATAAGTTTGCGTTCTTCAGGTCGTGTCTTTGGTCCTGTCCAGAAATGATGCCAATGACCACGACGCATATGAGGTCTTGGAGAATTATGCCCATTTTGATTGCGTTCTGGTTGTTCAGACTGCTCACGCATTTTCTGCTGCCTTATTGCAGCCCCAACACGAATACCAACATCCCACTTGCGTATTTCTGAATATTTATCCTTGATTGTTTTTCCTCTTTTTGTGATAAATGACTGCTCAAAATTTTGCGTAATTTCTGCGTTTTGTGCAAGAATATATAATATCACTTGGAGGATTCGTTTTAAGAATATTTTTGTTTCTGCTGAATTCTGTATCGCTCTTAGCGCCAAACGTTTTAGTTCTTTATTTCCGTTCGTATTTTCAAGAGCCTGTTTATCGAGCATATCCACACTTTCCTCTATTGTTTTTGCTCCAATATGAATGGAATAGCTGAATACGCTTCCATCTTCCGTAAGAAAAACAGGTTTTAACTCTTTGTCACCGTTAATAATGTCATATTCCAGCGTCACAAAGAATCCATGAATCTTATCTGCTCTATAGTATGTGTTTGGCAGTTCTACATAAAAACACGGATATGGAAGCTGTAATAATATTTCGTCAGGGACATCGAGTTCTCCGTCTTGCTCAAATAAAAGATTCTTTAAATCTTCATCGATGACATAGACCTCTTTACTTAATCGCCACGGAGCTAATGCAAATATTGCCTGAGCCACGGATGTTATTCCCATTCTTATATCAATAGGAAGCTTGTTTAAATCATACCCTTTGGATGCTACTGCCAACGCAGCGCTCATTGGGGTATAGCACCATTTAGGCCATGATCCAAGTTCTGGTGACCCATTTTCGCTATGAAACATTGCCATTTGCTCCCATGCTTTTGGGTATTGTTCTGTAATTTTCTTTAACATCTCAAGTGGCAGATACGTTTCTTTCTTCATGATAGCCTCAATAAAATTGATCAATCAATTCGATTTGTAAGTCACGGAAGGTTTTATCATTACAATATTCAAACTGCAAATGTGATTCTAAATATTCTTTTGCTTCATTTTCCGTACAACCGGTTTGGGTGCGGACTTCGTTATAAGCCCAATCAGCATATTCTTCTGGTGCATATGCTTTGTATTTAACACCAAAGCGATACATGTGCTCTTTTTCAGGGCTATTTAACTGCTCTGCTGTTTGCGATACGCCCGCCGTAAGAAGACAATAATTTTTAAGCAGTGCCTCAACATCATTTATAGCACTGGTATACTTTTTGACTTCTCTAGCCAATTGTTTGGGGTTATCACATCTACCAACCTGATCTTCATATGTTTTAATTTTTTGTTCTTTTAAAATTGCGAGCGCTTGCTTGATACGTTCAACTTCAAATTCAGTCATTGTGCGAAACCTCCAAGTCGGTTTTTATATTATGCCACTTATTCTGTTGCGATTCAATAAAAGGCGTCGGAGAGTGTTCATGCACCTTGATTAGATTATTTATCTTTTGTGGCGAGCGCATCAGCAACTGTGTTTATGGTGTCCGTATGCTTTGCATCAAACAGCTTTACATAAATCTGCTCTGTGATAGTTGTATTGGAATGACCAAGGGATGTGGATATTTCATAAAGAGGAATCCCAAGTTCGTTTGCAACAGAAGCGAAACTATGACGAATACCGTGGAGGGTTATATGCGGTAGATGTGCATCATCAATCGTTTTCTTAAAGCAATCGCTGACGTAGTTTGGACGCATAGGCATCCCGTTTTCCATGCTTATCACATACTCAAATCCATGGTCGGCTTGAAGTTTTGCCTTGTAGTCGTCATGCTCTGCTTTGATCTCTTTTAGAGTTTTTGCCAAATCCTGCGGCATTGCCAGAACACGAGTGCTGCGTTTACTCTTTGTTCCCTTCTCTACAGTAGTACCGGCAAACGTTCTTGCGTTATTGATATAGATTACGTTCTTTTCAAAATTCACTGATTCCCATTTTAGTCCACATATCTCCTCTCTACGAAGCCCAAGGTATCCTGCAAGTTTTACAATGGGTTCCATTCTTGTACCGCTTATAATCGAAAATAGCATCTGCAACTGTTCTGCGGTATACACAGATATTTCAGCGTCTGTCTTCTTGGGTGGTGCAACATTGTTTACAGGGTTCTTTTTTATTCTGTCTGAATCGACCGCTCGATCAAAAAGCTGTTTTAACAGGTCATAGTGTTTGCGAATCGAGTTCAAGCTGAGTGGATTGTCTTTCTTGTCGCAGTGAGTTTTGAAATAAATATAATCGTTGATTGTGTCAGACGTGATGCTTTGGAGTGGCATATCGCCCATGAATGGATAGATGTGTTTATTTAAAAACTGGGTGTAGCCATATATTGTGGTGGCCTCGCAGCTTGACGTCTTATACTTGAGCCATTGTTCTGCGTACTCCTTGAATGCGATGTCAGAAGGATCGACAAGCTCTTGGTTGACCTTTTCTGCCTCAAAATTCTTCAATTCACGCTTTGCTGTGCGGATGTCCTTATAGGTTTTAGTCTTACGGATATACTTACCAGAAGGATCTTTGCCGTAGTTGAAGTAGACAATATAGGTTTTCTTTTCTCGGTCGTAATAGATGTTCTGCACAACTTTCTCTCTCAT